TTGGTGGAGTTAGTGGACTACCATCTGATGCACAATCACAAAATGATGCTCAAGTTGCTAATGATTGGAAGTCTTTAAACGAAAAAGAGCCTGAATTTATGAAGCAGTTTAAGTCTTTGGAGGACTTTAAAGACAAGTATAAACAGTTACATAATCAGTATTCTTCTACGGTTGAAGGTATTAAGAATAAAGAAAAACAAGCTAAGGTTGAGCAAACAACTCAAGCACAAATGCAAGAAAAAGCAGTAAAACAACAAGAAACTATTATGACTTTAGTGCCACAGTTCTTACAAAACGATATGACACTTACTCCTGAGATGGAAACAGCATTAACAGAGCAAGGTCTTGATATTCGTGATGTAAAATTGGGGGCTATTGAACTAAGAGAGAAGATACAGAAGGCTCATTCTATCGTTGGTGGTCAAGAAGAGTATTCAGCGATGATTAATTGGGCAAAAGATAATACTACTGATGCTCAAAAGACTCAATTCGACAAAGATGTTACAGGAGGAATGAGTGAGTTTGCTATTCGTGGTATGTATTCAATGTATAAAGAAGGCGTAAAAGGTGAAACTCCTACTGATAGATTAAGAGGGCAATCAGCACCTTCAGGAATTAAACCATATGCTTCTCAAGATGAGTTGATGCGTGATAGAAATTATATCAATTCGGCTAGAGGAAGAATGGATGATGTTGCAGTCACTAGACATAAGCAGAGAATGGCATTAACACCTGATGCTGTTATTTTCGGCAGATAAATGATTAAAAAATAGGCAGTGTTTTGATTAGTTCTTGACATTGCCTATTTTTTTTACTACAATTTCACAAATTGTTGAATTGGATTTTTTATCCAATCAACAGATGACGCTAACAAAACTACTTTAGCCTACATGGAAAGGTCGTTTTTGTTTTTGTGTAAATTTGATTAGAACAAAAATTCAACAACTTTAAAATCAAAAACAAAAAGGAATTTACATGGCATATACAGGCTCAACTACCCCTAATGTGGGAACAACCTCAACCAATACCCTTAGTCGAGATGTCTTTTTAGATGTACTCCAAGCATACAAACGAAAAATGGTGGTTTCTCCATTACTATGGACTAAATCAATTACTGGTGGAACTGGTGGTCAATTTACCATTGAAGGTAAAGAAGATGCTAGCAATACCAATGTCGCTTCTTATACTGCTGGTGCACAAGTAGATGTTACCAACGGAACACAAGATGAAATCGTAATCAATCTTGATAGACCTCAGTATGTTGCTAGAAGAATTGACAAGTGGAATGAAGCTGTTGCTAACTATGATGTAATCTCAATGAATGTTCGTCAAGTTGGTTCTAAGTTAGGTGCTTTTGTTGAAAGAAAAGCAATCGCAGCCGTTGAAGCATCTTCTTTAGCAACTGGTTTAGCTGGAAATGGTAATGGTATTGTTACAGTTAATACTGCAATCGCTTCTGAGGTAACTGCTGTTGGTAAAGGTAATGCTATTGCTGATGCAATCTTCTCAACTGTTGCTTCTATTCGTGCTAGTGACTGTGAAGATGAAATCTATATTGCACTTAGTCCATTGAATTACTCTTATGTAGTTCGTTCTGATAGAGCTGTTAATGCAGATTATACAGGTGGAAATGGTGGATATGATACTGGTGTTGTCAAGATGATTGATGGTGCTATGTTGCTTATGACTAATGATATGCCAGCTACTGCAAACCTTGTAGCACTTGCATTTACTTATCAATCAGCAGGTATCGTTAAACTTTGGGATGTACAATCTAAGCTAACAGAACAAGCAGACTTTTTGGATGCTAAGTTGCTTACTGCTTACTTCTCTAACGGAATGGGTGCTTTAAGAAGCCAATCAACTGCCTCTATCAAGAGTGCTTAATCTTTATAGTTCCCTCTACGGAGGGGATTATTAAGGAGTAACCAATGATTGATAGCCAAAAATTCCTACTCACTGCTGTAAACATTCTATTATCAAGTATAAATGAACTCTCAGTTAGTGATGATGTTGAACTAGCTGATATTTTAGAAGCACAAAAAGCAAGTGATGTATTAGAAGAAGTAAAGAAAAGTGTTTTATCTCAAGAGTGGGATTTTAATACAGATACAGATTGGGAGTTTGTGCCTGATATTGATGGATATATTTCTATTCCTGCCAATGTTTTAGATATTGCTTCAAATGATAGTGATATTGTAATGAGAGATTGGAGATTATATTCAAAGAGTGGTAAAACAGCTAAATTTACATCAGCTATAAAGTGTACAGTTGTATGGGACATGGATTTTAACTCATTGACACACGCATTAAGGCACTATATTACTATTCGTGCTAGTAGAATATTCCAATATAGAATAATTGGTGACCAAGCACAATATAAGTTTAGTGAAGAAGATGAACATCATGCTTATATTAGTGCTAGAAGAAGTGATGGAAGGACTGCAAATTACAATATGCTTACATCAGCGTATGGTATAGATATAGATGTGAGAGGATAATATGCTTATAAGAAATCAAATTGACTCTATCTATAATGGTGTAAACCAACAATCAGCAGAACAAAGATTATCAACACAAGTAGAGGAAATGGTTAATGCGTTTCCAACACTTGATAGAGGATTACTTAAGCGAAATCCAACTGAAAAAATAACTACATCACAAGTTCCTACATTTTCAAATACTGCTTATCAATATAACTATGATAGGGGTGATGTTGATAGTGAAGATGAAAACTATTCAATTCAAATTACTGCTAGTGGATTAGAAGTTATTGATGTTGCAAATGGTACTGTGTTTAATGAAACTTCAGGAATGACATACATAGGTGCTTCTAAAACATATCTCACTACTAACTTTGGTGGGAAAAATGGATTTAGCTGTATCACAATAAAAGATACTACATTTGTTGTTAATAAGAACATGAAACCTCAGATGCTTTCTACATTAAATAGCACATCAACTACTAAAAAGAATGCTTATATTTGGGTAAAAAGTGCAGACCCTCAATATGGATATACCTACTCATACACTATAACAAATGGTGTGAATACTTACACTGGTAGTGTGACAAATACAAATACTGTTGCTGTTGCTACTGCTTTAGTAACTGCGTTAAATGCTCATTCAGGAAGTGGAATTACTGCTACAAATGTAGGGTCTGTTATAAAAATAGTATCTGCTACTGATGTTACTGCTTTTCAAGTGACTGATACATTTGGAAATCAGGCAAGTAGAGGTTTGATTGATGAAGTTCCAACAATGAGTGATTTGCCTGCGACACTTGGATACAACGGAACTGCTATAAAAATAGCTGGAACAGCTGGTACTAAAGTTCCATATTATGTTGTATATTCAAATGGTGTGTGGAAAGAAACAATGAGTGGTGGAATTAAATATCTTGTTGATAAAGCTACTATGCCTCATATATTAGTTAGAAAAGTTGATGGTACTTTTGAATTTAAACAATATGCTGAATGGAAAGATAGAACAATAGGAGATGATGAGTTTTCTCCAATACCATCTATTTTTCTTGACAATAATGTTATCAAGGATATATTCTTTTTAAAAAATAGATTAGGATTTATAACAGAAACTACGGCTGTATTGAGTGAGGTATCTATATATGGAAACTTCTTTAGAACAACAGTATTAAGTTATTTAGATAGTGATGTTATTGATGTATCTCTAAACACTACAAAAGCCGTATCACTAGAGTATGCTGTAAATATGGAAGATGGGTTATTGCTTACTTCTGATAAGTTACAGTTTAGATTAAAACAAGTTGAGGTTTTAACATATCAGACTATTGCATTTGTTCAATCAAGTGCTTATGATATTAATAAAAACATTAGACCATTATTTATGAATAATAGAGTTTTCTTTGTCGTTCAGCGTGGAGATTATTCTGCTATTATTGAGTTTTATATCAGCTCAACAACTAACACAATAGCAGGAGATGATATAACAGCTCATGTTCAGACTTATGTTGCTAGCGATGTAGATAATCTAAGTGGTTCATCTGTAAATAATATGTTGTTTTTATCAAAGAGTGGTGGCAATACTCTGTATGTTTATAAGTTTTATGATACTGGTAAAGAGAGAGTACAATCTGCTTGGTTTAAATGGACTTTTAATGGTGAGATATATTCAACTTTTTCTATTGGTAAGAAGATATTTTTATTAATTAGAAGATTTGGTGCTGAAACGCAAGATGGCTGGATACTTGGTGATGGCACTTGGAATATGCTAAATGAGTGGGAAGAAGATGGTAAATGGAATATGAGTAATTCTGATATTACAAAAACTAATCAATTAG